CGCTCCCCCGAGATCACTCACATAGTTGTTCTTAATCAGAATCCTCCGTCCACCGGCTGATGGGAAGCCGCCATCGTTCCCGCTGATCGCCCAACCTCGAAGCGTTCCAGCGATTCTATTCCCAGTCATCGTCACGTCCTCAACCGTGCTCCAGGTCGCTAATCCATCCTGATTCTTAGGAGTGAATAGCACCATCGCCCCACTCTGCGCTGCGAACCAATTATTCTCCATCGTGTTGCCGGATATCAGCACCCGCCGCGCGTTCTTGAGTTCAAGTGCGTTCTTACACTGCCATTGGGAGCCGTCGTACGCCGGACTGTACGGATTCCACGCGAGCGGCTTCGAGAAGAGACAATCGCTAACCTGTATGTCGCTCGGCACGAGATCATCAATCAGCGGATCGCTCCCGCCGCTGAGGAACGCTTCCCCGCTGGCTTCGAGGTAGCAATCCTCAATCCTCCACGGCCCACGTCCGGTCCATCCCGCGATCGCCTGTGCATCCCGATCCGTCAGCTTCCAGTCGCTGATATGGCTCTTCACAATCCCCAGATGATTACCGCTAAGTAGTACGCCGCGACGACCCCCAGTGCCAGCATCGCCTCGAATAAGACACCGATCGAGAACAATGCGAGAAGGGAAATCCGAGACATTCGTCTCACTTCCAGTTCCCAATCGTACCAGTCCATTATTCGGTTCTCCTTTCTCACAGCCGAAATCAATTCCCACGAAGCGATAGTCATGGGCGGAGGGGAGGGTGTAGAGAGCCGAGCTTGTTGGATCGGGCGCTATGAGTCTCGGCATGGCACCGGCGTCCATTGGGCTCACTCTCCCGCTCGGGAGCATAGCTAACGCACTGCTGACGATGTACACAGGCGCGTCGGCTGTCTTCTTCGGGAGACTGAATGAGCCTACATATCCCCCAATCTCCACCACGATCAGATCGCCGGGGAGACACGTATTCAGCGCGGTTTGAAGTTGTCCGCTGTCTCGCACCCGGAGTGTTTGCCCCGTTGGATTCGTATACGTTATGTCAACCTGGACCCTCGGGAGTTCTGGCAATGGACCCGCAGGGTCAGGTGGTGGCTCGACTGGCGGCTTATTCACCGTAACCATCACATCATCGACCGTTGCCATCTCCCCATCAAAGCCACGCAGGCGCAGGACGTATTGGCCTGCCATCGTGAAACTAGCCTGCGTCATAGCGGAGTTTGGGTTTGTGAATGTCACCGCTCCCGGTCCGGATACGAATGTCCATCCGCTCGTTAATCGTGGCGGCTTCGGGAGTTTATCATCGCTCACGGAGCCCGAGAGGGTGGCTGGGTTTCCAAGGATCACCGTTTGATCCGGTCCAGCGCTGACCACCGGCGGTTTATTCTTCTGCGGTTTCGACATTGACAAATCCTCGTTATCTATTCCTGATCGTAAGGGAGGCTTCCTCCCAGATTCTCACGCCGGGAATCACGATGACAATTCCATCCTTGTGAGCGTGCCTGACTTCTTCCCACAGCTTCTCCCGATCCAACACACGCTTGAAATACACGTCTGGGATCTGTGATTCATCGGTGATCTCATACTTTGGCACCATCGGGACGACGGTGTTCTCCATCTTGGGAGGCTCGACGATAGCTGGAAGCACGAGTTCCTTGATCCTCTCGGGTCGCTTCGAAGCCGCAAGCTTGGCTTCATGCTCCTCTTTTATCCGCTGTTGCCGCTCTCGCTCCTCCCTCTCCTTCAGCATCACATCCGTGAGATACTTATTGATCGTGCACTTGAGACTGACTCGTAGCTCTTCCAACGGGCCTACCAATGTCGTCTCCTGCTCCTTCGCTAGCCGCAAGCCTTCCTTCGCATTGTCAACGATCGGCTTCACGAATGCCGTGGCTTTATCCCTCGCGGTGATAATGCGAGTGAGTAGCGTGCGTGCGGATTGACATTCCTGCTCATTCCGGATCGCAATGCCCGCTACCTGCTGGCTGAGTGTCTTCGCTTGCTGTTGGAGCGCGGCGGCATTCTTCGATGTGATAAGCGCAGTCGATGTGGATTTCTCAACCGTCAGTTCGACCTTCTTTGCGGTAACTTTGGCTTTCATGTGTCCCCTCTTTGTGGTGTGTGATTAGAGAATCGCCAACCCAATGTGCTCATCCGATGGAACAAGGAGTGGGATCGCTGGCGACGTAACCCTCTCTGGCGTCAGTCCCATCATCTTCATGTCATCGAGGAGCCGCAGGGTATCCTGCTCTTCAATCGATCGATCCTCCTTCGTTCCGGATGAGGCGTAGTAGACCCCCCTGGGAACATCGGAGAACTCTGCCAGTCCTATCTCTCGGGTCTCAATTTCCCATCCCTTCGCTTCCAACGCTGCAATAACTCCTGCCGCTGTCTCGCTTCCCTTCTGGATGGTAATGTGGAGTTTCATGGGTTGGTCTCCCTGTGTGTTATGACCCTACTATAGCCGATTCTTCAATGTCAACGATTATTTTCTTGCGCCCGCCGTTGTGTGTGATATTCTCCCCCTGTGCGGTAGGCATACCGCTTTCCTTTCGTTCCCTCCCAAAGAGAGCCGGGGTGGTCAGAGCCTCGGCTCTTCTATTCTGACAGACACGATAGCGTGTCGGAGACCGATCCATCATGACCAAACCCCCTCTCCCTTCCGATTGGGCAAAGATCAACAATTTCCTGAAGCATGAAACCCCGGAGAAAGAATGCCTGATTGACCGATTACTTTACCGGCGTGACCTTGTGGCCCTCGGCGGCAGGCGTCGTCATGGAAAGACCACCTTCACCCTCAATCTCAGCGTATCGCTAGCGTCGGGTATCCCGCTGCTTGGCTGGGATATCCCCTCTCCTCGTCGCGTCGTCGCCTGTCTCCTCGAAGATGACACGCGGGAGATCCAAGATAAAACCAAGGGGGTCCTCAACGGTCATCACTGTGTCCGGGAGAATCTCTTCCTTTTCACAAGGGAGTATTTTTCTCAAAACGAGATCACCGTTCGCGCTTCCTCCGCTAAGTTCGTCGATTCCATGTGCGCGATCTGCTCCGACTGCAAGCCGGATTGCATTATTCTCGATAACGCGGCACAGCTCGTCGGGGGAGATGTGAATAACGCCACCCGTGTCCACGCGCTCTCTACCCTCTGCTTCGATCTCTCACAGGAATACAACTGTGCCGTGATCGTTGCCGCCCATCCTCGGAAGGCTAATGAAACCACTCCTTCCCTTACTACCAACGCTGAAGGCTTCTTCGAGGAGATCATGGGATCGTCGCACTTTGTCAATTCCTTCGGCTCCCTCTGGGGCATCCAGCGCAACTCCGACGATCTCACACATTTCCTTGGGGGTGCCCAGCGATTCCTCGGGGGGCAATCGGTCATGGCCCTCCGGAAGCGTGATGATGGCTGGTTCGAAGTCGTAGACGATTGGGAAGAAGTCTTCGACATGTCCTGCGGGACCAAGAAGCGCCAGGACGCATGGAAAGCCCTTCCCCAGCAATTCAAGTTCAATGAAGGGTTCGTCGCGTGTTGTGAGTTCATCAAGTCCAAGGAATCCTTCTCTGACTGGGTTCGGCATTGCATCCGGCTCGGAATGATGACCAAGAAAGGTGAGTCCCCAATCTACCTCAAACGGAACAAGCTCGGATTTGACAAAAAGCTAACCCTCGTAGAATCAACAAAGCCATCTAAGAAAAAGCCCTAGTGCGGGGGGACCCGTACTTACCGTACCAACCCTTTAGACTCAACACATTAATACCGTACCGAAGTGGCGTACTCCGTACCGGACCGCAACCGAACCAAAACACACCTTGGTACGGGATCGGTACGGTAGGTGGTACGGTATTTATGTATAACATATATATACACTAGTACGGGTGGTACGGTGGTCCCCGTCCACGAATGTGTGTTGGTGGTCAAATTTGCTCTCAGGATGTCCTAGAACAGCGGGAGGGGTAAGGATGCTCGCTGGAACGCCCGAAGTCATTACCTACCCCCCTTACCTCATCACCTACCCCATAACCTCGATGTGGACCAGAGTGTCTTTTGCTCGTGTCGTTGCCACATAGCACAGATTCATCTCCTGCTGCTTCATCCACGGTTGCTTCGCGTACTTCGACGGCTGGTATCGATTCTCTCCCAAGATGAACACCTTCTCCCACTCCCGGCCCTTGGACTTATGGATCGTACTTAGCAGGATCGTGGATGCCGATCCACCCCCACTATCGCTGAACATGCGATTGAGTAGATCCGTGAGATCCCGCGTGTCCTTCTTCTCCTCCAGCATCAAGCTCTCCGCGAGGAAGTCAACCGTATCGCACATGTCCGCGATGAGTGCGGCGATCCCCGGCTTATTCTTCTGGATCAAGCGCTCCTGCTCCTCTCTGGAATACGCATCCACCCGATCTCTTAGCTTCGATAGCTGAGGTTCCTTGAACTTCTCAACGAGCTTTGTGAGTTTCTTCCCGATATCGCGGCCTTCGATTGTCACACCCACCCTGTTTCGAATGCAGTGATAGGCCATCTGAACGAGGGGCTTCGTGTTCCGGCAGAGAACCGCATCGCCAGCTTTGGGAATATGCGCGGCCTTCTCCCCATACCCATCGATCAGTTGCTTCAACACCTCCCCTTCGGTTGTGTACAGAATCTCCCCTTGCTTAGCGGAGGGAGCATGTTCAATCGAAGGGACCCACCTCTGAGCCCTCTTGATGATCTCCTTCGCACACCTCCAACTCACCGTAAGCGGGAGCAGGGTCGCATCGACCTTCCCCTGTATGAGATTCATTGCCTGTGCATCGGCCCCTGAGAATCCGTAGATACTCTGGTTCTCATCTCCGAGGTAGCACAGCTTCCCATCCTCAGACATACAGCGGGTCGCGAGTTCCCGGCGAGCTTTATTCGTATCCTGGGCCTCATCGATTAGGATCGTCTCGTACTGTGGCAACTCGATATCGAAATGCAGGGGCGCCCACAGCATATCGTCGAAATCCACCACACTTGTGCATTGGTCCTTACTAGCCTCGAAGACTTTCTTCGCTCCCTCGATGACCTGAGCCGTTCTGTTTTGGATCTCGATCCCATGGTAGTCGATGATATCCTGCCACGCTTCCGCGTCCTCATCGCCCTTGAAGCATCCTTGCTTCGCGAGGGACACGAGTTCTTTAATCGGGCCACCACTGGTCTGCATCCCCAGCTTATCGACGATTTTCCACAGTTTATCCCCATCCACGGCAACCTTCGGATAGACCCTTCTCCAGCCTCGAAGCCCTAAGCTGTGCCACGTTCCGGCTTCGATCATGGAATTCTCGATCCCCCGTAAGCGGGTTTTCAATTCCTCCGCGATCGCTTTGTTGAATGCCCCGAAGAACGCACTCCCTTCGAGTTCATTACAAATCATAATCCCCGTGGAGGTCTTCCCACTCCCGGCCTTCGCATCGACCCCCAGCGACGATCCGTTGTCCTTCATGTGGGCGATGATCGCTTCCTGTTGCGGCGTTTTAATCAATGAGTTCAATGTCCCCTCCCTTTCCGTTGTCGATGATCCATAGGGCGCTCTCCGCACGCTTGAGCTGCCCCTTGAGGATTTGTACCTGTCGTTTCTTGCGTGCGCGGAAGCTCTCTTGGGCTTCCTTGACGGTTGGTGCAGCGAATCGCTTTCTCGCGCTCAGCAACACAAATCGCTGGTCCCCGTAGTAATCAATCCATACTCCCTTCGCTGTTCTCTTCTCGATCCCATACTCATGCAAGTTCACATGAAGCCCATCAGTGCAGGGCATTTCATCGTACCGATAGAGAACACCCAATCCTTTGTCTTCATAAGGCGCAAGTCTCATGCTGTATCCGCCTTTCTCGCACACGCGGGGGAGCAATAGTATTGCCCCCTCCCCTCGCACTCAGTGTCCTTGTACACGGTCGCGTTCTCCTTCAAATCCTCCCCGCACACCTCGCAGGATGTGCTCATCCCCAGGTCATACTCATACTTGATTGCCTTCGCCCAAGCTGGGATCGCGGCGGGCGCTTCCTCTGGTACGTTTAGCTCGCGTAGCCCCTTCCCATCGGTTTGAAACCAGACTTCATCTCTCCGGATTGTCATTGTGTCCCCTTTCGTTTCCTCGATTGTCGCTCGGCCTCGATAGCCAGGCGATATACGGTCATCAGAGGGAGGCTGTAGCTCCTCCCCCTCCCTTCCTGCAATTCGATCCATCCCGCCGGGTGCAATGTCACGAGCAATGATCTCGCCATCAGCCCTTTGAACTTCCTGCCGGTCGGCTTCTTACACTCCGGATAGAGGATCTTGGGCGAGGTTGGAGCTTTAGCTTTCGGCATCGTTGCTCCCTTCGATTCCATCCAATACCTTCGCCAGTCCTGTCATGCTCGCCCGGAAAGCCTTGATGCCCTCATCCTCCCAGATTGCATCATGGATCGCTTGAGCGGCACGTTTCTTATCGGCTTCGTAATCCCCATCCGAAACGAAGGGAATTGGAATGCTTACTAGGTATTGTCCCCCTTCCACGTTCGATAGGGACCAGCACCAATCGTCCCCGGTCCATTCGCCGCTTACCCCGCTTGGGTGATCGGCCCAAGTGCCGACAATCTCCCCAGCGATATCTGCTTGCTCATCCCCTTCCGGCGGGCAGATCGTTGCATAAACCCTCAACCTTGCTTCAATCGTTTCCTCATTAAGAAACGCCGCAACGATGGCTATCTGTCCTCCATAGTCCAAATCCGCGTCCTTCCCACACAGCCCATGCCCCGGCTTGGCGAAGGCTTCTAGCTCCTTCGTAATGTCAACAGGCTGATCCTCATCGCTTGGCAGCCCGTTACATCCCGGCGGGTAGCTCCAACCGAATAATCCGTGTGTCATTTGTCCCCCTCGTTGTTTGTTCCTTCGATGTAGTAAGGCGCATAGCTACACACCTTCCCCTTTGAACTTCCGCCCGGTGGGTTTAAAGGATCTTGGGTGTGGCGAGCTTGGTTTTCTTTACTGTCATAGCTTTGCGCTCCCATCCCCAATGTCGATACAATTCTCATCCTCATCAGTGTTGGGTTGATCGCTGATGTAATAGGGTGCGTACTCACACACCTCCCCTTCGCTGTGCTGTCCTCCGCACCAAAAGCACTCCAGGTCGTCGGCCAGCTCCGGGATCTCGGAGGGGTTCATTTCCTCGCTCATAATTCCCCCTTGGCGAGCTTCAGCGCAGTACGCAAGTTAGCAATCGACTGAGACGATGGATCACACCCAGTATCAATCCATCTCAAGACTTGCTCGGTTGCCGTAGTTAGCGCCTCGTGCGAGTTTACTGCCCGGACGATGAGGGCGGCGTTAGCACGTACCTCTGGGTCTTCACTGCCCCCGTCATAGAGCACCTTGCACACCTCACGCGGCCTCTTGAGCCAGCTAGTTGCCGACATGATGATTGGAGCGCCTTTAGCTGTCCTTAATTCATTGATACCCCACGGCACCGGCGTATGCTTCAGCATGTCCCCTCCTTTGATTCGACAACGTAATACTCCTGGGAATCCTCATCGTTCGGGAATTTGGCGAGCACGTAATCCCAGCCATCTTGGAAGCTGGCGAATTCACCATAGTTCATGACGTTTCCGGCCCAATCCTCAACGTGATAGCTCATGATGTCCCCTCCAATATGCGATTCCCGTCGTCATCGAATGTAATCCGCAAGAATGTGCGGTCCTCCTCGATTGCGTCCTTCTCTCGATAGGGATAGAACAGCCCCCCGCCGTCGCCGATCGCCACCACCCAATCACACACACCGACGCTGGGCGATAGCGGCCTCCGGAGCTCCCTGAGTATGTAATCCGCGCACTCGTTCGGATCGTCGAAGACGAGGTTAGGCTCGCAATCGGCCACCGTGCGTTCGTCATCGGTTTCGAAGATTTGCAGATTCATGGTGTAACCCCCAACCGCTCCGCCGTGTTCTGATGATCCTCAACCAATCGCAGGGCCGCATCTCTCATCCTGGCAATCGCAGCGTGATCGTTCGGCTGGAAGCCATAGCACCGAATGAACAGTGTGGTCTGCATATCCTTCCGGTGCTCTTCCATGAGCGCGTAATCCTTCAATGCTTCGAAGCCTTTCTTTGTCATATGTCCCCTTTCGAGCCGTAGGCTCAATCCCTCTCCCCTCTCGTCAGTAACCACACCAACCCCAACAACACTCCCACAATCACCCAGCGGATGATTCTCCAGATGAACATCACGCGCCCCTCCCCAACTCCCAGCACGCTTTGACCGCATCCCGCCACGCTTGAACCTCCGGCTTGATCCACAACTTTCCGATCAAATCCGCCCGGTCCTGGGCCATTCCCTTCTGAGGCTTGGCCGTGAGTCCTTTAGGAATGCTTCGCTTGGCAATCGTCATCAAATACTCTGCCCGACCCTGTAAGCTGTCGCGCTGGCTCGCGTACTGATCGAACCGCGCCTGACGTTGCAGGCACGCCTCGCAATACGTCTGGGTGGAATTGCAATGCTGACAATCCATAAACCAATGGCGAGTCTCGTAGACCTTTCGCGGGGGTTCGTCTGGAATAATCTCCCCGCGATACGTTCGCGCCGGTTCCTCCCTTTCAACAAATCTCATCGGAACTGCGCCGCTTCCATAAGCCCCTGATAAAATCTCAATCTCTTGTTCCATGTTCATCCTCGCTTTCATTGTTGGATTTGAAATAAGCGTTAAATTCCCCTTTGAACTGCTCGCTGATGTATCTCCCCGCATGGTACAGCGTCATCCATACCGGATTGTCAACGCTGATCCATGTGACGCTTCTCTGTGCGTGCTCGATGATCTTCCCGGCCTGTTCGAGTGCATTGAGCTGTAATGTCATCGTGTCCCCTTTCACCATGTGAACCCCAGCGATTCGATTGCAGCGCGGAATTCCAGCATCAATCCTGGCAAGCGTGCCTCAAGCCGTTCTTTGAGTCCATCGGCTGTCAGATCCTCATCGGTTGCGTCCGGCCATACAGCGCTTGAGCGTGCGCGATCTAATTCGCGTTCTTTCCCTTTCCCTATCATCTCGCAAGGTTCCCACTCCAGCGTAATCGGCGCGGGCTTCTCACTCGCGTAAATCTCTTGTGGGGATGGCGTTCTTAGTTTCCAATTAGGCACACCCTCAATTCCCCCGTTCTGGAGTTTCCCCCGTGAAGTGTGCTGTCTGAATTCTCCCTTTCGAAGCCCCCAGCAATCCTTGTCCCCCGCGTGATACAGCACATTCCCCGGATAGTGCATCGGCCCGTCGGTGCTGCATAGGTGCCACTTGATGAACGGTTGCAGCTCCGGGAAGTGTTCTGCAATCAGGTCATGTATGCATCCGCCCTGGCCGTCGGTTGTGCTTCCCGTGATGCTGAAACTGTTATGCCCGTTCCCGCACTCATCATCAAAGCGAACGGTGGCTCTGATATGTGCTCCGTTCGGGCGCATTTCTTTCGGACCGTATACCCGCGTTTGTTTCTTTGTGAGCTTGCTTTCGGTTGTGATGGGAAGTGTTTTCATTTCGTCCCCCCGTTTGGTCCGCATTCGCCCGCGACATACAGCATCCACCGCTCGCGCTTGAACTTGCTGCTTTGTCGCTTGCAAAAATCCGCGAGAGCTTCGATTTGATCCTGGGTGAACGGCGTATGCGCGTCATTGTTCTTTGCTACCCGGTTGTGCTCGCGAATATCGTCCGCGAGTGCAATGAAATTTCCCTTTGTCATGAATTCCCCCTCCCAGGGGTAACTGCGAATTGAATTAGAAATAGAGCCGTCAGGCTCGTTTACTGAATGCCCGCGTGATCCCATTAATCACACACGGTCCGACAACCGCGCATAGGATGACGAGTTGGTATAGTTCAAGGCGGAGATACATGGTTACGCACCTCGCACGCGAATTGATTTACTGTCAATGATTGCCTTGCGGGCGTCTTCACACACTTGCTTGACCATTCCGCTGAAATAACTCCCGCACCTTCCCGGATCGCCCTTCGCCTCATACTCTCGATTCTGTTTTCCACACTCGCGATGATCCATGAACGAATCGAGTGACTCATAGATACATCCGCCCAGGTAGTCATCCGCGATCTTGCCAAGCGTCTTATGGATTACCTTGGCATGAGCACAAAAGGCAATGAACTTCCCAGACTGAAGCCCGCGTGTTACTTATACAGCGCTGGAGAGGTTGAACTGCGTATCCCAGTCACACGTTTCAATGCCGACACTCCTAGCGAATTCAAAGGAGCGTATCCAACCGACCGCCAGATCAAGCGCGCGTTTGGTGTGAGCTGTAGGATTGAAACCGATGGCGACGACCTGTGTATTTATGTGAACCGCTCACGGGATAGCTATCCCCTCGGAGAGATGCATTGTGAATCCCATGACAGCTTGAGCCCCGCCTAGGTGTCTAGCCGAAAGTGCATCATCGACTACAAATGAAACGTAAGGGATTGCCATTGCACGTGTCATGAGTGTGTCTCCTTTCAATGTGTGTGTGTGTGGATGACTAAGAGTAGTTGCCGCGTTCGACGATATCGCCCCAGGATGAGACGATATAGCGACCATTGCTGAAGCGGATGATTGTTGCATCGTAGCTGTCGCCCGTGTTGCTGTACTCGAATGACAAGCTCTTCCCAGTGCCTTTCACGTATTCGCAACCGTAGTTCTCAAGCTCAGCGTCGATTGCGGTCATTCGCTTATGAACGATGGATGGCGAATGGTAGCACTGTCGCTCAAGCTCAATGACGGCTGGATGAGAATTGACAGCATCAAGGCTTGTAAGGAGCTGTCGGAGTCGCTTTCCTTTGCCGGGGAATGCGCGTTCCAATGTGCGGATGGATGGCAGGTTCATGGTGTGTGTCTCCTTTGTATCGGGGATAAGTTAGGGCTTGGGATAGTGAGGTAGCATGATGGGAGATGTCAAGTTAATTGTAGAGAAATGAGTTTAGTTGGGCTTTGCACTTCTCGCAATGGTCGGCGCAATCCATAAGTAATTGGATCGCAACCGGGTCGCTTGGGCGAACGTGGCGTGCGTAGTGCAAGTCAAATAGGTGCACTCCAACGGTGTGCTCGCGTGCGTCAAGCTGGATTGTTTCGAGTGTGAATACTGGGTATGCGTTCATTGTGATGTCCCTCAACGTTGAATAATGTGTATCGCGCTCCAACCGCGTTTCGCTCATTATATAGGTGAGAATTGCAATGTCAAGCGAAAAATGCACACGGATGAAAATAGTTATGAGCCTACTAATCCGGGCGAATAGCACGACCAGTCCGGCTCATCGGATCGGCTCGCATATACATATAGTATGTGCTCGCGCTCGATTGTCCCCTTGTCCTCCCGCTCACTTGTCATGGTGGAGATGTCGCTAGTGGTCCAGGTGATCGGGCTTGCTTGCTCGCTGATCCAGGTGATCCAGGTGATCGGCGTGATCCAGGTGATCGGCTGATGATAGCTGTCACACACGCAGAGCCAGTGCCAATGCCCAGCATAGTCCCGAAGGGACAGTTGTCCGAGGGTTGGGTGGCGGGTGTGTGCGTAGCAGGGGCCGGGACTCGTAAATTTTTTTTTTCCTTTCCCGCATATCCCTTGACACCTATATAGAACCTATATAGCATACCCATTGTGCTCCCCGTGCCCGTGCGAGCCGAGTCCCGATGCTCACTTACGGAACCAGAGGACAGAAGCGTGAGAGTCGCACATGGTTAGGGACGTTCAAATCGTCCAGCTCTCACGGCGGGGAGCTACATTCACATCAAGGAACACATGAAGCGCACCTCTCCCATTCGTGTTGTCGAAGGGACATTGATGAAGTTGCGATTGAAGGACAGCATCGTGCTCGGCCTCACCTTCCAGTGCCCGTGTGGGAGAACGAACAGGTGCAAGGTATCGAGTATCATCGGGCAGAACGATCAGCAGGTACAGTTCAAGTGCGGGAAGTGTAAGGCGATTGTGAGCCTCCCGAAGAAGAAAGAGGACATCGAGAAGCAGATTGGAGTTGCCCATGCCTGAATCGGATCTCAAGCGCTTCTCGGAGTTCGTGAGGATGGGACAGCAGGTCGAGTTCTTCGCCGCCTGTGGGAAGTGTCAGGAGATCATCGTGGACGATACGGGGAGTATGGGAGGATTGTTCTGTCCGATCTGTGGCGACGGGAGACCGATGCTGAGAGCGCGGACGAGAGAAGAAGCGGAGAACTTCCTCAAGGAACAGAAGGAGCAACTTTATGGATAGTTCTCACGAACTTGGTCAATCACTAGTTTCCTATCACGAAGGCTGGTGTGGTTGGTGCAGAAGAACACGAACAATCCGGCGAGAGGATTCTGGAACAGTTGGGAAGGATCACGCCTATAAGGAGCAGTGCGAGCAGTGTGGGAGAACTCTTTGTACGGGCAGAACGCTTCAGCCTCCATTAGATGTGGATAGAGCGAAGCTCGATGGGTAAGTTCAAGATCAAACGTCCAGCGAAGGGCTATCAGATGACCAGCGTGAACCTCACGAAAGAAGATCGGGAGATCCTCGCGCGATTGATGAAGGTGTTCCAGATGAAGATGGGAGAGGTGATCCGGTACGCATTGCGGCAGACGAAGGATCGCCTGGATCGGGAGATTGGCGTATGAGCTGGGAGCACTACCCCAAAGCCAGCGTCGAAGGGCTACGCGAACGGTTGAAGAAGGAGAAGCCGAGACCGAGACGGGTAGCGAGAACGCCCAACCAAGGGAGGCCACTTTCGAAAATCACCACGCCCTCCGAAATCTTGTTTGAAATGCAACTCCAGTCGCGGGGAACGATCGAGATCGATATCGCAATCCGGACGCTGGACCCATTCAGATACGAAAGGAAGCCCATTGGAGAGCCCACGAGGATCATTGGATTGGAGCCAGGGGAGATCATGAAGCTCCGACGGGACATCGAGGGGTTCCTCATATGGTGGCGCGGGGAGCTGGCGATCGAGAGGGGCACAGCGGCGGGGGTTCTGGAAAGGATGAAAATTGTTAACGCTGGGGACAAGTGATTCGTCCGATTTCTCCCGGAAGAAGCAGCGCCTGCGGAAGGAGATGGGGTTATCGATCCCTGAGTTCCGCAGGGTTGCGCTCCCTGCACGGATGCAGATTCTGGTATGGAAGGGAAGGAAGTGCATCATTCTCCATAAGAAGAAAGGGAATGCGCGTCCGAGCGCGATACGGGAGCCGAAGCAGGTACGGTGTGTGGTCTTCATCTCCGACAGACTATGGAAAAGGATACATAGTGAGCGGAAGCGGAGCACACTGAGGGAACGGAAGGAACAGCGGATTGCGTTACTCGCGTATTATCTGGAGTGTGTGAAGCGGAGAGGGGGGTATCGGTGGGAGCCGATCAGCTACAGGATGTGAACGGCGGCGGGCGCAGGAAACGAGATCGGAACATTGTGGGAGTTGCTGTGGACCCGCCCATCCCCTGCCCGATCTGTACATCCATCACGGATGTATTCGAGAAGATCATGATTAACGACAAGGTAACGCTCGTGTGCTCGGAGTGCATGGATGGGATTCTGAAGAAGCTGGGGGAGCAATGGGCGAGGAAAGTGATGAACATGGAAGGCGATCCGGACTATTAAAGGAGACAGAGAATGGAGCCAATCTCGCAGGAATACATGCCCCTCGACGGGAGCGAACTACTCGAAGTGATACGCAGGAAGGGCATGAAGATGCTGGAGAAGTACAATCAGTATTTCGGGAAGCATCTGGCGTACCATAATCCGTGGATACGGTTGGCGATTAATGTTCAGTGTTATACGCCGGAGAAAACGCCGAACGATGGGGGATTCGAGATCATGGTCGATCTGGGGGGGATCATTCTGGAACCCGATCGCGTGAGGGACGAGTTGGGGTTGGGGACCTATGAGACGAAGCTCGTGGATGAGTACAGTGGAACGCTCGCGCAGGTGAAGGTCGGCGTGAGAGATCCGGTAGAGACGGCGGCTACGCTGGAAAAGGTGGCGCGGTTGCTTGATGGGAAGAAGGAAGAGGAAGTGATTCCGAAGAAGCCGCCACGCCCTCGCGGGAAGACAACACGCAAACGGAAGCGGAGCGGGTGGCCGAAAGGGAAGCCACGCGGCCCGCGCAAGCCTGTAGTTCCGGTTGAAATAGCATCTCCTGTTGCAGTAGAGGTAACATCATAATGGATATCACACTGCTGTCTCATGGAATGCGCTACGTTGGCATCTCGGAGCTGAGCGGGAAGAAGAACCATCCGCTGATCTCGTGGTGGATTTCGCTCTGCGGGTTTGATCTGGATGCTGCCGATGAGATCCCCTGGTGCTCTGCGTTCGTCAATGGGATGGCGTGGGACCTGCGGCTGGCGCGATCCAGTAGCTTAGCCGCTCGGAGTTGGCTGGAGGTGGGGAGAATTATTGGATTAAACGAGGCGTCTCCGGGGTGGGATATCGTAGTGCTGAAGAGGGGACTAGATCCCCAGCCGGGACCGGACATTATTAAAGCCCCTGGTCATGTAGGGATCTATGCTGGAACTGGGCTTTCCCCAAACGTGGGAGTATCGAGCGTGAGTGTTCTCGGTGGGAATCAAAGTAATCGGGTGAGTGTTGCTTCGTTTCCACTAGCAAGGATACTGGGGATAAGGAGACTCCTATGAGACTCTTTCGATTGATCCAGGTGCTGGAGAGGATCGCGTGTGCATTGGAAGCACTGGCCCCTGCCAAACCCACTTTCCATCAGCCGAACGTGAAGTATCCGGATCTGGGGATTACAGCGGTGGATAACGAGACGCTATGTGCGCTGGAGGATGAGGAGGAACGGCAGATGAAATCGCGGGAGGATAAACTCATGAAAGAATACGCTGAGTATGTCCAGTGGCGGGAGAGGAATGTGACGAAGGGAGCGACATGACAAAAGAGCGGTTCATTGAAATCTTGATGGAGAACAACCTTACTCAAGGTGACTCGGATATTGCGAAGGACGCAGCGAAGGAGCTGTGGGACACGCGACCGCCCGAGGTAGACACGATGTCTGAGGAGGAAGTGATCCGTGCGTTGAGGCTTGCGCTCCTGATATTCTCACTCCAGAAATCATTAAAGGTAGGGTTGAATTAATGAAGAAACGACGACCCCAATCACACGTACCGCGCACACCCTCTCGACTCAAACAGTTTCGGAAGAAGGGAGCGCGGTTGGGAAAGAAGGAACCTGCAATCACGATCGATGCCAGCAGGGAGAAGGATGTGAGTGTGCTCCCGGTGAAGGTCAATGGCGGTGCGCTGGCTTCGAAGACATCGTTACTCACCGTGGATCGGGTGGCGGAGGATGTGGGCGGACGGCAGGAACTCGTCAACATGTGCCGGTTGAGCGATGCGCCGGAAGCCATCGAGTTCGTCCGGAAGTGCGAGATCGACAAGGATGCGAGTCTGGAGAACATACTCGCCAGTATGAACGTGCGGTTTAGTGCGATCCTTGCGAGTGTGGTTCCGGCGTTGTGTGAGTATGGGGGGCAGGTGAGCAGGCTGATAAACGCGCTGAAGAGCCCGGAAATGATGAAGGCCAGCATAAAAGTCGCGATCAACGATGGCGCGTTCGGATTCGCAGATCGGAAGATGCAACTGGAGATCGCGGGGATCGTGGAGAAGCAGCGGGGCACGACGATTATCGGGCAGCTCAATCAGCAGGGGGGCGGGATGGAACGCCCGGAAGCGACATACTCCGGGGTCGCGACGAGGGTTGACGAGGACGAAGAGTAATGTACTCCGCAAAGGTCACACAGAGACAACTCACACGGGCCGAGCGCGAGATTAGCGTGAAGGAGCCGGGGTTCAAGATCCAACGGCTCAGTGTGTCCGAAGTGATCGCGCTTAACTACGAGCTGTATGGGTATGCGGATGTGGATAAGGGAGTGTTCGTCAAAGAACTCCCGTTGAAACTCCGTAGGGCGGTTCTGTCGGAGCGGGCGCTGTGCAAGTGGGACTTTTCATATTTCATGACCCGTTACCACCATATTATGGATTGGCAAACGGAGCAGTATGTTCGCATGGTTCCGAATATTGCTCAGCGGATCGTGTTGAGTATCATGGCTGAGCAGGAGGAAGGGAAGCTCAGCATAGACCTGCAATCACTCAAAGCTCGGCAGCTCGGGATCACAACGCTCTCCGAAGCCGTGATCGAACACAGGGTACTCTTCCATCCGAACTCACGGGCTGCCGTAGGCTCTGCGAATCCGGAGAAATCCGCCAAGATGGTCCAGATGATCGAGAAGAGCATCGATCGGATTCCGTTCTGGTTGCTCCCGCAGATGACGAAACATGAGACGAACAGCTACATCGAGTTCGGGGGGATTGGAAGCTGGCTGAGTGTCTATCACGGAGCGATGAAGACCGGGTTCGCACGAGGCGAGACGCCGACGATCGCACACCTGTCGGAAGTGACGGAGTGGTTGGACCCGGATGCCGATATCGATGCCGCGCTCATGTTCGCCATGCACAAGGGGCCTCGTAGAATCTTGATTCTGGAATCCACGGCGGGGGTGATTAAGAGTTGGTTCCATAAGCAGTGGAAGTGGAACAAGGAGCGGTGGGGCGTGAGTGGGCAGGTCGCGAGACTCCGGCCCATGTTCCTCCCGTGGTTCGTGGGAAGGGATATGTACCCGACGGTTACAGACGAGAGGCAGCATCCGATCCCGAGGGATTGGAAACCGAGTGTCCTCACGGAGAAACACGCACTTTCTGCTAAAGAGTATGTGCAGAGTGATCCGTTGCTGAGGGAAGCACTTGGAGCTGGGTGGGAGATGCCGCGAGAGCAGATGTGGTGGTGGGAGTACACACGCGAGTACTATAAAGAGAAAGGGACACTTAACAACTTCCTTCGCGAATGCCCGTCGAATGATATCGAGTGCTTTTCGAGTATGTACTCCAATGTGTTCGACGCGGAGGTGTTGATGGCGCTCCAGGCGGGAGCCAAGTCGCCATTCACCGACGGGGGCGATATGTACATGCTCGATGGGCCACCCGATGAGATCCGGGAGGAACTCAAGCCCGATCGTCGGCAGATCGATACAGACAGGAAACCCCTGCTGATTGATAAGAGGTATACGCTCTACCCTCTCCGTCGCTCGCTCTGGAGTGCGATGATGAACCCGGACAAGATCATCTACGTGTGGGAGCCGCCGGGGGATGGGAAAACGTACGGGGTTGGGGTCGACACTTCGAAAGGTCTGGGGAACGACGCATCAAATGTTGCCGTAGTGCGGAAGGCTACGATGACGCATATCGCGAGGCAGGCGTGTGAGTTCAATTCCCTCTGGATCTCCGCGAATGATCTCCATCCGTGGGTGCATTGCATCGCAAGACTCTATCAGACCAAAGAAGCTGGGACTGAGTATCTCCAGCAACCGAAGATCGCCGTGGAGGTGAACAACGGCGGCGATGCGTGCCAGATCGCGCTTCAGAAGATGGGGTGGAGGAATTTCCATAACTGGGTCCGCGCGGATAAGAAAATCATCGATGAGGGGAAGGCGAATTATCTCGGCGTGCTGATGAACGAGAATTTCCGCTCGAAGGTGTTCGGGCATGGGGTGAAGGCGATTAAGAACGGGCTGGTTGATATCGATTCCCCGTGGCTCATGGATGAGATCAGCACCCTTGAGAAGGACGTGGAACGCGATCGGATCGACCACGCGAACGAGTGCCATGATGATCGGTTTGTGGCGCTCGGCATTATCCTCGTATCGTTGTACGAGTTTGAGTGGGACTCGCTGGTGTCGATGTTTGGCAAGGCGCGGATCATGGAAGAGATGCAGGTGATGGGAGAGGTGAAGGAGAAGACGTACGCCCGACAACCGTCTCAATCCCCGCTCTCGAAACTCATCTCTGAGGGGGAAACTGAGCGTGTAATTTGGACCCCGCAGTCCGACACCTGGGATGGATACGATCAGCGATTCGCGCCGAAGTGGGAGGGGAACTAATGCCACGCGATAACCAACCGTATGAGATGCCCATGCCGGAAGGTGCGACTCCAGCTCCAATGGATGATGTGATCGCTCCTCCCGCGATTGATGACTTCGAGACGATGAAGCGGACGTTGCTGGATGCGGAGGGGAACGTGAAGCCCACGAGGCCGCTCTCGCTCGATCCCTGTCCGAAATGCAAATCCGTGCATGAGACCGGGAAGCCGCCGATCTGTGTGTGCGTGAAGTGTATGAAGCTGGGGCGCATTGTCTGGTGCGGGCAGTGCGTACGATGCTCGTGGACCGAGTACGCGGGGAGGTTTGGGGAGGAGATTGCGGATCTGGTGTTCCCCCAGTATGGAACGTGGAGGAAGGGGGAAGTGGAGAGACTGAAAAGGGAGGGAGAGGAATGGGAGCGATAGTTTGTGAGCTTTGTAATCGGAAGGTGCAGGTGGGCGATTGGCCTCACTGTCCTCACGGATCGATCTACGAGAGGAACGCGACGACAGCAGCGCCGACGGTAGTGTTCAGAAACAGCAAGGGGGAGTACCGATTTCCAGGGAGAGATACGGATAAGCCACCGCGTGGGTTCCAACGGGTGGAACTCTCAGGTAGAAGCGCAGACCGTTTCGAAAAGGAAATGAACGCTCGCGAAACGGAGAAACTGCGGATGGTCGAGTATGGGAAGCTGGAAGCCGCGAGGCATACGTTCGCTCAGCATAAGGATAAGTTGCTCGCGATTAAGAACAATTCCCAATCCGAACACACCAAGCGCTTCGTGGACTTGTGCTTCGCGGATGCTGATCGCCGCCTCAATCGGAACATCAAGGATGAAGCTGGGTTCCACATGGAACATCGACATCAGGATGCGAGTAATCGGGCTCCTTGGCAGGATAAGGACACGAATTGGAAAGACAGACGCTAGGGAAATGTGTTATGCCATAGCACACTATGGACCTAAATGCGCTTGGATTTCACAGAGGGTGGCGTTGCCCGCAGAGTTGGGAAGACCCCAAGGGCACCCTGCGGCTGGGATGGCTGAGTGAAGCAAGGAAAGAAGGGACCAATTACCTCCGTGGCCAAGCAGTCTACCCCTTCCTCGATCAGGCGCTGGCAGTGATCTCGGGGATGGTCGCAGAGGCGATCCCGAAGAATCTCTCCGATGTGTATGTGAATCGACTGAGACGGCAGAGTCGTGAGTTAGTCGCTACCATCTCCAACCTCCGCCCGCTGTGGGGCTACCGCACCGATAACGAGATGTTCCTCCCGATGAGCGGGAATCTCACGCGGCTGAATCTCGCGTGGTGGCAGGGGACGTACGCGGATCAGAAGGTGAAGAGTGCGCTCCAATGGGCATGTGTGAGCACTGGATACATCATGCCCATCTGGAGGCGGAATTATTGGGGTCCGGGGCAAGGGGATGTGGATCTGATCCCGCTGGGGCCTCGTGATGTGCTCCCCGTGCAGATCGGGAGGGATCATGATCTCCAACGTGCATATGCGGTGATTGTTGTCGAAGAAACCCCCATCGCGCAGATGATCGCACAATATCCGCACTACGCGGATCGGATCAAAGCTACCCGAAACTCTCCGAGTTGGTTCGGATCGTTCGGCACACGAATCAAACGTGCTCTGCGGAGCGGTCCCCGGCATGTGATCGATATCATCCAGGATCGGGGTGAGGATGCCATGCCCTCCGGACCTACGTGTGACAAATTCACCGTGTATATCCTCGATGGGACCATCAACCGCACGGATCGCCCGATGGATATGGGAAAGCCGGGGACTTCATGGAATTACAGGGTCCCCAACCTCGGTGCGGAGATCCCCACGCATGGGATGGAGAAACAGACACGGGAAGCGACCGAGGACGACTGTCTGCTATACCCGCTCCGTCGCTGCCTCGTCGCAACCGATGACGTGGTGCTGAGTGATGGCCCAGCTACCAATTGGCATGGACAGGTGCCGCTGGCGCAGTTCTGTCTGGATAAGTGGCCGGATCAATTCCTTGGATACTCGATCATTCATGATGGCTGGAGCATACAGAAGGCGATCAACAACAACCTGCGTGCGTATCAGGATTGTGTGAATCAGATTCTACGCCCCCATGTGGGGTACGATCCCAACGGATCTGCGAGGAAGGATATCGAGAAATTCGACCCTCGCGTGCCTGGACAGAAGATCCCGCTGGATACTCGTCTGGGGGAGAAGTTCGAATTCATCCAGATGCCGGGGATGCCCGCTGGGCTCTCGCCACTGGACTTTCACCAGTTGTTAGTGGCCGAAATGGATCACATGCTCGCGATTCCGGATATGAAGGCACTCGCGAGGGCAGCACAGATTCCGAGCGACAACACGCTCGACAAGCTACAGGAAATTGCTGGCCCCGTTGTGGAAGACATGAGTCGGAGCATGGAGCAACCGCTAACGGTCCTTGGTGAGCAGGTGAAGTCGATGTTCTACCAGTATTATCCCGATCAGCGGAAGATGGCGATCCTCGGGGCGGATGGGCGGCAGCAATACTTTGAGTTCAAGCGGGATATGCTGGTCCCGAGCGGGTTCATGGATAAAGGAAAGCGGGAGGATCGGCGGTTCCTGATCCCGGATAATATGGAACGCGCACGGATGGCGAGGAGCGAGTGCGTGTTGCAGATCGTTCCGGGCTCCCTCCATCAGATCACGCAGACGAAATCGAAGATGTTCGCGCTGGCGCTGTGGAGGGATCAGCGGTTCCCGATCGATCCGCAAACGATCGCAGAACGTTTCGAGATGAATCAATTTGGGGAGCTTCCTGGCTCCCTCCCGACGATGTTACAAAGGTGGGCCGCATGGAAAAAGATCGAAGTTCAGGGAGCTGTGGACCAAATGAAGTATCAGATGGTGGGACAGGCGGAGGGACAAATAGAAGCGCAGAAGGTCATGATGGCAGCTCAGCTCGACCCGATCATCCAGATGTTGAATCAACTCATGGCGGAGGGAGGTGGGCAACAACCTACGTCCGAAAATGGGAGTGGACAAAGTGGATCAGGGGAAGCGGCATCTGCGAATGGAAGTGGGGGTCACGTTGGGAGACCACCCAGCGGAGAAGTAGCGCCTCACCTGGAGACGAAGAAGGATGAAGCGGGAGCCCCGAGGGTTACGGTGAGTGAATCGAAATGATGGGCCTCTCGTACAAATCCCTCTTCAACCGCCTGCTCTCCAAAGATAAGCATCGACTTCTCCAACCGGTGATGGTCATGGGGGACTTGCATGGGTATGCGTTCCTGTGCCCCGGATGTGGCTCCCGTCACTTTCTCCCTACGAATGTGAATGACGCCGAAGGTCGTCGATGGGCGTTCAATAAGGATATGGAGCACCCCTCGTTCTCCCCGGCGTTCAGATTCATTATGGAACATGAGGATCGAAGGTCCGATGTGTGTGCGGGGTGGGTGTCGCGGGGAGTGCTCGATTTCACCGACGATTGCACGCATGTGATGAGAGGAAAGATTGTTCCAATGTCGCCTCTGGATTAGCGCGCAGCGCAGATTCTTCTTGACACTACCCGTGGTGTAGTGCTTGATTGTCAGCACAATCTGTTCCTTATTAAGGACACTATGCCGAAGAAAAAGAAAGCGACTTCCTCCTCTCCAAAAACCGAAGGAGATCCAACTCCTACTCTCTTCGCTTATGAGAGTGATGGAGTTGTGACTTCGAATGCACTGGGTGGGTGGGATTACTCGCTCCGAGAGGCCGCACTGCGGCAACTGGAGCTACAGCCCCAGTATCGAAGCCTCCTTGGGAGTGGATGGATCGGAAATCCCAGCGTGTCGCTCTGTGCGTATCACATGACGAACATGGCGATCGGGCTTGCGGATGGATCGTATCGGGAGGCATATAACACTCCCGACACTGAGACCCCCGATGGCCGCGTACTCCCTTCGATGTCCGAGTTCGCGAAGTGGGTTGAGGACTACAAGCCCATGATCTACGTGGATATCGAGAAGTGGATTCGGGAGCTGCCCACGCCGAGTGAGTAGATGCCGATCAAGAGCGCGAAGCAATACAGGCTTATGAGGGCGGCGGCGGACGGCAGCGTGAAGGATGGCCCCTCGAAGGAAGTAGCGAGGGAGTTCCTGAGTGAGACGGGGCATAAGAAACGCAGTGAATTCGCGAGAGTGAAACGGTCGAGTTCACGTAGGAGTTCACGGTGAAAGCTGGCTGTGGCGAATCGATCATGATGGATAAAACAAAAGGCAAATCCGCTGCCGATTCGAATCGATCGTTCGGACGGAAGCCAAAGACCCGCATGATGCCGAGGAAGCTGAGTAGGAAGACATCGAGGTAATATGGGCGGCTTTGCTCCAACCCCAGAAGAACCCACAGCCCAACAGCCCCCGGAGGGTGCGTTCGCGCCCCAGCAGGGATTCGAAGGTGGGGAGGTAGCGGGCACTCCGCCCGGTGATCCGATGGCTGCGGCTGGAGGGGTCGCGGAGCAGAATGGCGGCATATTCGAGATGTTCCAGGAGATGCAGATGGGGTTGCAAAACAGCTCCGATTTCCTGATGACGCTGAGTGGACAGTTCCCCGGAGCTGCGGAGCCCATTCGCCGTGTTCTGGAAGCGATGCAAGGGGCCTCGCAGGGGCTCATCGATATCATCCAAGCGGTGACGGTGGAAGCGTCTCAGCCCACCCCGAGCGCTCCACGGTCATCGTTTGGATGAGAAGCATGTGAGATAGTGATAGAAGGATGAGCACGCATGGATGTGATGCTCATACAACGGAGTAAAGGACACAAAGAGTGCGAACGTTAATACCTCTCATACTTAGCACGATGCGTGTCCGGCTTACGAAGTTGATTATCCCAAGTGTGATTTTGTCCGGCTCGGGATGTTTGAGGTGCAGCATGAAGTTGCACACGCATTCATCCCGAAGGACCTACGGAGATGGCTTATGCCAATCAAACCGGAGTTGAAAGAGTGGCTGGATCGACTACCGCTCAGTGAGGACACGAAGAAACTGTTGTCGCCGGAGCTTGAGAAGGATGAAGTGCAGAACAAGTTCTTCGAGACGATGGTGCCGAGGAGCGAGTATTCGAAGACACTGAATGCGAAGGATCAGGAAGCGAAGCAGTTGATTGAGAATGAGCGGAAGATCACGCTCATGACGAAGAATTCGTACGATACCTTCAAGGCCAATGAAGAGAAGCGGGTGAGGGAATTCTACGACGCGACTAACGCTCAGCTTCTCGCGGCACAGAAGCAGGCGAAGGCATACGAATCGCGATTGGGAGAACTGGTAAACCAGGGGCTTATCACGACCGAGGAAGCTACCGTCGCGAAGACTGAGTTCATCCAGCAACAAATCCAGCAGCCACCCATTGAACGGAAGTATGTGTCGAAAGAGGATCTCGATTCCACGATCGGGAACACGTACATCCAGAACGCTCGGAACATCGCGAAGATCAACGATATCGCGGATGCGCATTTTGATTTGTTCGGTACGCGGCTGAGTCGGGATGAACTCGTACAGGCTACCCTCGATGCCAATCAAGGCTCCTCGAAAGTTGTCACGATCGAGGAAGTCTGGGCGAAGAAGTACGGGGTCGATGCGAAGCGAACAGAGTTATCGAAGGTTGCTGAGGATGCGAGAATTAAAGCTGCGGTTGATGAAGCCCTGGTCCGGGATCGTAGTGAGCGGGCGATCGAGGGATCTGGTGCGCCTTACACCGGGCTCGATGACGGGGGCAATAAGCATATCCTCTCTATGTTCTCTGCGAAGGATGGAGCACATCGAGGGATGGGCGTATCTCCCTCTGTGGCTCGTGCGACTGAAGCATACCGTCAGAAGCAGGCAGTTAGTAGTAATGGCACCGCAGGTGCGAAGTCCGGCTAATCTCATTCCGAAGGCTCGAAGTGTATCCTCCGGGAATGGGTGATGCCCATCATAACCAATAGCGACGCCAGTCGCTCGGAGGATACAGACAATGGCCGATCCAGTCGTTAGTGAATTAGATGCCGCAACACAAGAGTACATCTGGCCCAACGCAGTCACGGATAACTTCTTCCGTGGCGATCCGGTAACAGCTTACTTCAGACAAACGGCGCTCACAGTGTTCCCCGGCGGACGGGACATGAGGGCAGCATTTAACTATGCCCCGCTGAATGGTGGCGCATACCTTCAAGGCGCTCCGTTCAATCTCGCGAAGCCCTCGACACTTACGTCTGAGGTGTTCACCCCCCGGTTCTATGAGGTGAACGTCACTGAATTTCTCGAACAAATTCGCGTTCAGAACGTGGGACCGGAAGCTGCTTTCAGTCTGGTTGAGAACGATCTGAATAACGCAATGTCCACGATCTCTGCGATCTGCGGCGTGAATCTGGCGCTCGATGGGCAGCAAGCGGGACGATTGGCGCACATCAACGGATGGGATGAAGCGTACCAGGACGGGATCACCCCCGGATGGCAGGGCGTGGTGTTCCCCCTGTACGGAACCCAGGTCCGCAACGGCGCGATTGGGGATGTGCTGAACTCGATCCCGAGGTGGGGAGGGACGGCTGCTGGTGCCCCTGCTCCCATCACCTACGACTTCATCGCTGACGTATACCAAGATTGCGTGAGGGGGAACGTGGAACCCAACCTGATTGCGATGAACAAGCGGTTGTTCGCGGGATGCCAATCGCGTATCCAGGTCCAGCAGCGCTTCGCGCAGGAGAAAGATCCGATCTGGGGTGCGAGTGGGTTCAGGATTAACAATGCGATGGTTTTGAAGTCTGATTACTTCCCCTCCCTCGCGTATGGGAAGAATGATGGAATCCTTGGGAACTACCTTACTGGAACATTTGTTGTTCCCGCAGGGGCGAGCGCTCAGTCGGAGCTGCCAACCGCTGGAACCACCGTCACCGTTGGCGAAGTGATGACTCTCTTCAACACCGAGAAATGGATCTACTGGGTCGCGCGTGATCCGCTCTTCGCGTTCGGGTTCACGGGGTTCAAGACGGATATCGGCTCGACGCGAGTCGCTGGTCAAGTCCTCACGATGAACAACGCACAGAATCGCTCCCCGTGGTCCGGGAAGCAATGCTACGGATTGGCATAACGGCACATCAATCACATTGAACCACGGAGGAACATGCTATGGACGGACTGCAATTAGTTAGGGTGACAGGAAAACTCAACACCACGTATGATGACGCGGGGTCGTTCAGCGGTCAGCTCGGCCTCGTGAACACCTTCACGAAGGAGCACGCGCTCCAGTTGTCGAATACCGACGTTGGGACGTTGTATGAGGGCCAGTATCAGTACGTGGAGCTGGATGAGACTCCAGTGGTTGATGAAGCCCTTGTGATCCCAGATGTGGGACTCGCGCTATTCTGGACCGACCGGGCCGCTTTCAAAGTCTCGACCAATGATGAGCTACGGAGTGAACTCGCGGGCGTCTTCCTCTGCAACCCACAGCTCGATTCAGCGGGTGATCCTGTGGACCCGGCTGGGAAACGTATCTGGATGCAGAAGGTAGGGGTTGGGGTGAGTGGACGCGCAACCGTCCTCCTGCTGGCTGCGTCAACCGCTGCTGAAGATGAGCCCGTGATCGCCGCAGGCGATGGGACCGCTCAGTTCGATCGGGTGGCTGTCGAGGCCCCATTTGATGCGTTCACTGCGGGTCTTGCGAGTGGCGCGGATGACCCAACCTCGCACCTGCTCGTCATTCGGATGCTTGGTTGATCTCTATGTCCTTACCTGTTCGGAGGAGCAAGCGGTGAAAAAACTAATTCTATGGATTTGCTTGCTGTTTGCTTCTCCTCCGCTCTGGGCTGTGACGCGCTACGTCAACCCGGCGTGTACGAATAACATCACCACGTATAACGCAGCGACGAAGGCATGTACGGGAGGAGCGGCGCGGGTTTATAGCTCCATCGCTAATATGTGGGCTGGGGGCCTCTTTGCGGCGGGAGACACAACGATCGTTGAGACAGGAACGTATACGAGCGGTATCCCCTGCGCGACGACTGTCCCAAATGGAACTTCCTTCGCGGATGCTGCTGTGCTGCGACCAGCAACAGGAGCGACCGTAACCGTTACTGCTCAGTTCTGCTTTGATAACACCGAGCACCACTTCATTGTGGGGGCGACGGATGGGAACTGGATTCTGGACGGCACTGGGAAGGGAGACGACGGGATCTTCATCTGGGCAGCAGCGCACCACCTTCGCTTCATCAATATCGAGGTGAGGAACTGGAAGAACGCGAGCACTACGACAGCAGGAGTCCATATTAGTGATGCTGCTGGTGCGGGGCATGAATTCAAGTTCATGAAGGTTCACGACAATGGCGTGGATCAACTGGATCATGGGATCTACAACCACGTCGCGGATGTGCTTGTCGAGGACTCAATTGTCTACCGGAATTCGGGCTACGGCATCCAATTTTACTCTAATGGTTCCTCCGCTCCCAGTAATGGTATCATTCGGAGAAACACTTTGTTTGACAATGGAACAGGTGGGTATGGCGGTGGGATTGTCATCTCACGCGGGTCGAACATACAGGTCTATAATAACGTTACCTATGCGACTACCGCCAGTCAGGACTCCGGGATCGAAGTTGACTTCCAAAATGTGAGTGGAGGAAAGGTCTATAACAATACGGTCTATGGACATCCTCGGGGGATAGTGATTGGAAGCGGCTCATCGAGTGCGGTTGTCCGAAATAATATCGTAGTCAACAACACCACAAACATTGTCAACACAGGGACAGGAACGAGCTTCACCAACAACTTCTGCAACGCAGCGACCACGGGTTGCATGACGACTGCGTTTGGGAATCCGCAGTTCGTGAATGCGGCAGCGGCTGACTTCCGACTCCTGATTTCAAGTCCGGCGAGAGAAAAGGGAGCCGATCTATCTGCTGTGTTCACGACTGATTTCTCGGGACTGACGCGTACCGTGCCGTGGGATACGGGAGCTTACAAATACGTTGACTTTGCTGCTCCTACGGTGTCGATGACGGGACCGTCGAACGGGGCGACTGTGAGCGGGAACTCCGTAGCGGTGATGGCGAATGCGACAGATAACGTGGGAGTCGTAGGAGTTCAGTTCAAATTGGATGGGTCCAATTTGGGGACAGAGGACACCTCGACTCCTTATGGAGTAACCTGGGATAGCACGCTATCGAGTAACTCCGTTCATGTGCTAACTGCGGTCGCGAGGGATGCAGCGGGGAACAGTGCAACCTCCGCTGCGATCAGTGTCACGGTAGATAACGCGGGAGCGCCGGATGCAGCTCCAACTGTGTCTATCAATAGTCCGCTAAATGGGGCGACTGTGAGCGGGACGATCACTGTTTCGGCTCTCGCAACCGATGATGTGAGTGTGAGTGGAGTACAGTTCAAATTGGATGGGGTGAATCTCGGAGCTGAGGACACGACGTTCCCCTACGGAGTCTCGTGGGGAACGCCAAGCGCAGGGGACGGAGCACATACACTGCTGGCGGTTGCAAGGGATGGTGCGGGACACACAACCACCTCCACTGCTGTGATTGTGATGGTGAACAACCCCCCTCCAACAATCAGTGGGATTAGCGCAGGGTCGATCACATCGAGTACTGCAACGATCGCTTGGACAACGAGCACATTGTCTGATACCGCTGTTCGATATGGTTTCACCGGGACCTACACGAACTACGTGACCACTGGGAACTCTGTCACGTCCCATTCGAAAGCTCTTAGTGGTCTCTCTGCGTTCTCCCTCTATCACTATCGCGTGGAGTCACGGGATGCGATTGGGCAACTGAGCGTGAGCGGGGATAACACCTTCACGACCCTCGCGGCGGGGGCGACAACGATTACAGTGACGAGTCCGGCGGGTGGGGAGACCTGGGTCAAGGATTCTGTTCAGACGATCACTTGGACCAAGAGTAGCGATGTCATGGGGAATGTGAGAGTGTTGATATCCCGTAATGGTGGCTCGACTTATCGCACGATTGTTAATAGTGTGGCAGCGAGCACAGGAACCACGCCTTGGACCGTGAAACCCCCGTCTTGCAATAACTGTCTCATCCGGGTGCAGAGTCTTACCGCGCCTGCTGTATTCGATAACAGCGCTACATTCAGAATCACCAACAACTGAGGAGAGTGACATGCCACAAGTTCCCGGATACCCGACATCGATTGGTTCACAGAATCTTGGAGTGATCTCCCGGCTTGGTCCCTTGGTATATGCAGCGGGGGGCTTGGAAGTTGAAGCTCGGGAGTTTGGCCTCAAGTACATCGACTTCGCGGGAGGGATGGACAGCGATAATGGATTGTATTTCGTGACCGCCCGGATCGATGCCGCACTAGAAGATACGACTCCTCGGCAGTCGGTGTTCTTCCGGGTTTCGGTCGCGCTTACTGGAGCGGAAGTAGCGGATGCGGTGAACTTGAGCGCTGTGACCTTCCGGCTGTGGGCGGTGGGGATCTAACGAATAGTAGAGAGCTAGCGAGTGCGCTCCTGTACTCCAGCGGACAGCAGGACATGGAGAAACGAATATGACCGCGTTGAATGGATTTGGGGCTTACAGCAACGTTCCAAGCATTGTGAGTGCGTCGGGATCACGGCGGCTAGGGTTGGTAGTTGGTCCGTCGCGACCCTATACCACCATCGGAGCCGCAGTCGCTGCCGCAGTGAGCGAAGATGTGATCTTCGTCGCGCCAGGGGAATATGAAGAACTCGTGGTGATCCCCCATTCGAAGCCGAACCTTCAGATCATTGGGTTGGGTGGGAGAGGGAGTGTGTTCGTCGCTGCTACGACTGATGGAGTGGCTGTCACCAATCTCGCGGATGACACAACCCTCGTCAATATCGGATGTGAGGGCGATGGAGCAGGCGGGGGGCTTGTGAACTCCGGTCGCCGTCTTCGCGCGCATGGCTGCAAGATCGAAGGAGGCGCGATTGCCTGCACGCTCACGATGGGAACGGTGGCTCAGATTGCCGCCCTCACACATAGCGACGGGAGCGATTGCCTGCTTGAGGATTGTGAGGTGTGCTGGGCGGATCTGGGGATCGTGCTGGCAGCGTCTGATTATGGCGCTGTGACCCAGCCATTCATCAAGAACACGTATTTCCATTCCCTCCCGGATGCCAGTATCGCGGAGAGTGGAGCGGCGGCAGATGTGAGGTTCAGGGGGTTGGTGGTTGATGGATGCACGTTCGGGCCAGGAGATGAGGACACTCACGCGCTGCCCACCGCGTGGATTCTTCTCAATGGCGACAATGCGAACGATGGCGTGGTTACGCGGTGTGCATTCCCGGCAGCACTCAACAGTGGATTGAATCTTGTGAGCACGACGCTGTTGTGGACCGGGAATTTGCATCCTGCTGGATTGTCAACGGGTCAGCCTTCGTAGGGTGTTGGGTGAAGGGCAGTAACTAGCCCCGCAGGGGCTTGGGAGCGCTGTCAGCGGCGGCAGTCGCTCCCTTTTTTGCTTATAGGGAACTGAATGCGCTACGAGTTCATGTGGAATGAGCTGAAGTCGTCCATCCCCAAGGTGGATTCGCTCTTCGCACAGAAATTGGTACAGCGGGCATGGAGGGACATACGGGACAGTAGGCGATGGAGTTTTCTCTGTGGGGAGATTGCGATTGGGGTGCCTGATTCGATCAGCGTTGGGACCGTGAATGTGACGCAGGGGAGCACGACCGTTGGGATGGATGCAACAGCGGATGCGGCGCTCACGGCGGTTGGGTTCACGACAAATCAGCTTGTGCAGCTATCCATCCGGATCGGGACCAACATCTACAATATCATCGCTGATGGAGGACCGGGGTTTCTTACTATTGAGTATCCTTACAATGGACCCACGGCGAGCGGACTCGCGTATATCATTTATCAACCGTACATTCTCGCGCCTGCCGATTTTCTTAGTTGGGTGAGTGTGATCGATCCGTACTCTCCCACGCCCACGTTCAATGTGACGACAACCAAGGAAGAGTTGGATTCGTGGGACCCACAGCGGGGAGCCATGGGTCAACCTTATCGCCTCGCACAATATCGGTATGAGGCGAATCTCGCGGGGTCGAGTCCGGCGATCCTTGATCGGTATCGATTCGAATTGTGGCCCGGACCTACGGTGTATCGCCAATATCTCGCGCTGTATCAGAAGAAAGGGATTGATCTCGTCGCGGGTCAATCACAGCCGTCGATTATCCCCGACGAACTCATCATGTCTCGGGCTCGCTACTTCGGATATGAGTGGTGCGAGTCGAACAAGGGGAAGCATCCGGAGCTAAAGGGAACGAATTGGATGAATCTTCGGAATGAGACGAATAAAGAATACCAAGTGATGCTCGCGCAGGCATCGAGGCAGGATGAGGAAATCTTCCTCCAGAACTATCCGAGGAGTTATATGAGCGTAGCGGGATGGGGAGGATGGGGTGATACCGTCGCTGGGCAGCAGCACGCGCCGTTCTATGGAGGTGGATGGTAATGGCACATGATCCATACAGTCAGACGGCGAAGCTGCTCGATGCTGGGCCATCGCCAACGAAACGCACAGCAGGGAAGTCGAGTGCGAGCGCATCACCATCGCCTGCTATTCCGGACGTAGTGGTTGGGAAGAGGTATACTGATCCAGAGAGCGTACGAAACGAAGAGTACATGACGGGTGCTGTGAAACGGCTCAATCAACGCATGAGCGCGGACAACGAGCGTGTCAGCGGGGAATACAGAAGCCGTCGATACAATGATCGAAGATTCGGAAGGCGGAGTGGAAGGTGAGAATTATCTACCGAAAGAAGTGATGTGGAAAGCCAGCGCGTGACGCTGGAAAGGAGACTGCAATGGCTGGAGCTAAGTGGGATTCACCCGCAGGAAGCAAGAAAGAAGGACATGAACCATTCCCCGGAGAAACGAGTGGTCCCGGTGTCTATAACAACAACCCTCTGCTGTCGAAGCCAACGACTGGGGGCTTCCAGATGAAATTCCTCGAAACGATCAAACGCGGGAAGTCGATTGAAATCGATACCCCGATGGATGCGATGGATAGCATTCCGAAGACCCCGAACCTCACCCCTCCCTCGCATAACGCATCGGACAATGCAGGGGCGCACTGGGATAGCCCCTTCAAAGCTATCAAGAAATAGCGAGCGCAGCGAGCATGGCAATGCAGCGGAAGAATTATCAGGCAACAACAGATGAGGGGGTAGCTATCCCCTCTCCTCTGATTGATGTCTTCATCAGCGGCACGCTCGATCGGGCGGAGCTATTCTCCGATGATCTGATCTCTCCCACGCCGCTAGCGAATCCCTTCACAGGCGACAGTGCTGGCCGCTTCGGATTCTACACGCTCGATGGGATCGTGGATATCGTCGTGCATTCGTTGTATACGCTGGAGGCAGAGCTATTCGATTACACGCTAGGAGATACTCCACTCGACTCCGCGATTGAGTCCATCAACGATCAGACGGAAGCATTGCAGACTATTGAAATCGGAACCGCTGGAGTCGATGCGACGATTACCTCAGCAGGTGGGGTGCATACGATCGATCTGCCGAGTGCGAGTGGGGCCGCACGGGGACTTCTGATTCCCACCCATTGGACCCTCTTCAACTCTGCGATCCGATCGCTCGCGGGACTCTCCGGGAACACGATCACCATGACGATCGGGAGTGCGGGGACCGATGCGAATATTGCGCCCCTCGGGACCAATATCACGATCAACCTTCCCACCGCATCCGCAGTGAATCGGGGATTGCTCTCTGCTGCGAACTGGACCGCGTTCAATGCGAAGCAGGCGGCATTCGCTGGGACCACGCTCCAGTACGTCCGTGGGGATGCGTCCCTCGCGACGCTGAATACCGCTATTGTTCCTGAAGTAACGAATCTGTACTTCACGACAGCTCGCGCGAGGACATCGATCTCTGCGACGGCTCCGGTTGCTTACAACTCATCAACCGGCGTCGTGTCGATGGCGGCGGCGACTGGCGCTGTGAATGGCTACCTCACCGCTGCAAACTTCACGATCTTTAACAATAAGCTAGGAACCCTGAACACGCTGACGGCAGCGGCACAGACGTTTGCGGTGGGCACAACCGGAACCGATGTAAACATCAGCTCCGTTACGTCGGTGCATACGTTCAATTTCCCCGATGCGAGCGCGAGTGCGAGAGGGCTCGTCACAACAGGCACTCAGACCATCGCTGGGGCGAAGACGCTTAGTGGGAGGCTTACTACCGGAAGTGGCCGGAACATCAAAACCCGCGTGCATATCGCAAGCGGAGATGTAACGATCACCACCGCTGATGATGTAGTGATCGTGAACAAGACAGTTGCGGCTGCGAGCACGGTGAACCTACCCGGATCACCCACGGCTGGCGATGTGTATTGTATCAAGGATGGGAAGGGGGATGGGGCCGCGAATCCTCTCACAATTACCCCCGCTGCTGGGACGATCGATGGAGCTGGGAGCTTCGCTACCACCGCCAATTACGAAGCGGTGTGGGTTATTTTTAACGGGACCGAATGGAACGTCGTTTAGTCAAATGAAATGCCGTATAGCTCAACCAGCCTCAATGAGATTCTCTCCCGTCTTCAGGATCGTCTCGACTCAAAAGCTGTCTTCTTCACCAACGATCAATTCTCCGCATATCCCGAGATCCAACTCTATCTAAAGGAAGCCGTAAGGTTCTGGAACTGCCTTGCGACGAAGTACCGGGAGCGGTTCGTGTTTCAGACCGTCGCGGGGCAGGCATTCTATAATCTCAACGACCCAGCGCTTGTAGTCTCTCCATCCAATCTCGTCGCACACACCGTTACCACCCAAGATCTCATCGCGGAGATGCAGTTTCATCTCATGGAGCCATTGTCGCCCAGTGTGTGGGCTGGCACCGATATGTTCACAATGGAGCAGATAGTCAATGCCCTCCAGAAGCGGAGAGATCAGTTCCTCGTGGATACTGGGGTAGAGCAGGAATTTGACAACTCCGCGTTCACCGTGTTGGGTAGCGGTCGCTTCGAGTTCCCCGAGGGGTGGATGGATATCCGCCGACTCGAATGGGTCGATCTCGATGGGATACGGACGCATCTGTGGCGGAGTGATGAATGGTCACGGGATTCGCTCGATGTGGGATGGGCACTCAATAGCGATCCAACGCCAACCCAATTCAGTATCATCCTCACGAATCCCCTTCGCATCCAACTTATGCCTGCGCCTGCGCTCCCCGGCACGATGGAGAGAATCGTAACGAAGACAGGTGTTACGCTCGATGCGATTACTAATCCCCTCATCGGTGTCCCTGATGATTGGACGTGGGCGGTGAAGTGGGGAGCGATGGCAGACTTGTTGGGGATGGAGAATCAGGCAAGAGATCCCGCGAGGGCCGCGTATTGCGAATCCCGCTATGCGATGGGAGTCGAGTTGTGTATGAAGGCTCCGACGGTTCTTCACGCGCTGATTAATGGAATGCAGGCCCCGCTGGTGTCGATTGAGGAACTGGATACGCAGGCTCCGGGGTGGACTAACATCCCTGGCCCTCCAGACACGATCGGGGTGTCAGAGGATATGTTGGCGCTGTCCCCGGTTCCTGATGGGGTTTACAGCATCACCATGGATGTACTGCGAACGGCTCCGTTTGGCGATCCGATCCAGGTCGCTCTTGAGGAACAGGACGCGGTGCTTGACTACGCGCATCATATCGGGACCTTCAAAGAGGGTGGGGTGGAATTCAAGGCGACCATGCGGAACCTGAAGAATATCGTGCAGCAGGCGACGGTGTTCAATGAACGGCTGAGTGCGATGAGTTTCTATCGGGAACTCATGGAAGAACGGAGCAGAAGGGAAGACGAGCGACGCGCCCGCCGCGAACCTGTTGAGCAGATCGTGGACATCGAGTTATGATGAACATCCTCCGAGATGACGATGGGAAACGATACATTCAGTGTGAGTGTGGGTGTGTGTCGAAGGCTATTGGATGGTCGATTGGGGATGACATCCTCCATAACATTCTCAAGGCGTTTGCGAAGTGCCCGGAGTGTCGAAGCGCGGAGGATAAGGCAGCAATCGAGGAACCCTGGCGGGTAGTGAAAACCAAGAAGAAGGGGAACGCTAGTGCCTGAGAATCACCAATACGAGAGACATGTAGAGCGGATGGCTTGCACAGGTGTCAATGTGTTCATGCCAACCGACGCGCTTCCGAATGGGAAGTTCAGCCGCCTCCTCAACGTTCGCGCGACGAGTGGAAAGCTCGCCGCGATCAGCGCCCGCACGGGATACAGCGATCTGCTTACGGGGATGACGGGGGACGTGCATAGCATAAGGAGGCTCAATGACAATATTGGACCTAACTCTACTTTTGTGGGTGATTTCACTTATGTTGTCGGGGCGAGTACCTTTCTCTACCGGGGACCTACTGGAGCGATGACACTTGTCTCATCAAGTTGGAGCGGGCGTCCGCTGAGTATGTGTCATTGGAGACCGGATGCTTCCCCTCGCGCTTTTATGTATGTGTTCGACGCGGATAAGCAGGAGAAGGTGGGGAGGACATCGAATACGGCAGTCGCTGTTGATGTGGTGTATCCGATTGGAATTCCGATTCCCCAGACAGCTCCTGTCATCGCGGATGTTGGGGGCGCAGGTCCTGTTGGCGATTATCGATGGAGATACCGATACCGCAGCTCCCAGACGGGGGAGAAATCGAACCCCTCCCCAATTCCTGTGAGTGTGTTCACTACGACGGGCGGCGTTACGGTCACAGTCATAGCTTCGTCATCCATCCAAGTTGATACGATCGACATCTTCCGGCAGGGGGAAGCGCTGCTCGATTATGTGAAGGTAGGGGAGATTCCGAATAGCGGCTCGCTCGTGTTCACGGATCTGCTCCCGGATATTGATCTGCAAACCGCTGAGATCCTGGAGATCAATAACGATCAGCCATTCACAACCGTAGGTCTCCCGATGATTGGGACGGTGACGGTCGCTGCGGATACTCCCGAGGTGGGTCTCTTCACAATCACTCGCGTTAGCGGGAAGCTCTTCATCACGGATAACACGACTGGAGCGTCGCCGCTGCTGATCGCTCCCGGCACGATCATCAATGTGAACGATATCGATTTTACGGTGTACTCGTCGCCAACGAGCGATAGCGTGATGATTATCCGGGGTGTGTATACCGGCCCTGCGGGGCCTGTGAATTACGCGATTCAGGAGCCCGTGCTCCTTGCGAAGTCGCTGCCGTTCGTGTGGGGGCCATTTGAGAATTGCCTGCTTGCCTGTGGGGATATCTACAGGCCGGGGACATTGTATTGGACGAATCCGAACAACCCCGATAGCGCCGATTCCGCGAATAATCAAGAGATCACCTCTCCAAGCGAGCCGCTGATGAATGGCTTCATCCTTAGCGGACGATCATTCGTCTTCAGCTCCGAACGGCTGTACAGCATTCACACCGCGTTCGACGATAAGTCGCAGTGGACGATCCTTGGAACCCCCTGCCAGAAGGGGTTGTATACGAATTGGGCCTTCTGTACCGAGGGGACCAAGCAGGGCGCTCGGTGCTGGTTTCTCGCGAAGGATGGGATCTACGAGACCACGGGAGGGGAGGCACGGTGCATCACGGATGCCGATCTGTATCCCCTCTTCCCCAACGAGGGTACTGAGGGTGTAGCTGCGAATGGCTACCTCCCTCCGGATATGACCCAGCGTACCTATCTCCGTCTCGCCTACGATAAGGGGAAGGTCTACTTCAACTATAAGGACATCTCCGGCACCCCGGTGTGTCTAGTGTACGACCCGCTCGTAGAAGGGTGGTTCCCCGACACGTATCACGTCGATAACCCAGTGTTCCTGCACTACTCTGACGAGGCCCGCGAATCCCTCTCCCTTCTCGCGTGTGGAACCAACAGCGTGATGCTATCGATTGGGGCCGCTGATAATGGGAATGCGATCCCCTGCCAGATCCGGAATCGATCGCTCAACTACAACGACCCAGGCACTCGGAAGCTGTGGGGGGATGCGACCTATGACCTGGATACGGGAGACGCTGCGGTTACGATTCAATCCTTCTTCGAAAATGACACGTTCAACGGACCATCAGAAATCCGATCCGCATCCACTGGTCGCAAGCAATACATCTTGGATTTGCTTGGAGCAGAAGCCCGAAACATGGGGATCGATTTCTCCTGGTCAACCAACGTTGGTCCTCCAACAGTTTATCTATGGATACCGAGCGCCGTCCCCAAGCCCGAGGACTCCCAGAAGCGGGTAGTCGATTGGCATGAAATCATTGGGGACGATGCGTATGTGATGGGGATACGGATTTGGGTGGATACGCGGGATGAGGCGGGAGTCGCACAGACGAAGACCGTTCAGGTGTGGTGCGATCAAGCCTTCACGGGGAACACCCTTACGATCATCTCCGCTGGGGAGCAGAAGCTGGAGTTCTCGTGGCCCGTGTTCAAGGGGAAATTGGGAAGGTTGGTTCCCACTGATTCCAATCGTTGGAGAGTGTGGAAATGGGAATGGATCGCCGAGCCTGAGCCCTTCGATGTCTCGAAGTGGGACACGAACTGGAAGGACGCGATCGAGGGAGCGAAAGTTGGATACCTTACCGGAGTTGTCATCGAGGCGGATACGCACGGAGTTGAGAAATCATTCATTCTCGAATCTGAACTTGAAGGGGTCGTCAGCCTCCATACCGCCGTTGGCGGGAATGTTCTTAATCATGATGGGCGGCTTACTCGAACTTATAGTCTGGTTATCACGAACGCGATCCGAGCGAGGCAGGTAAGATTCCACAGCGCGGATGGGGTCATTGGGCGGATGTACGATGTGTCATGGATCGCCCACGCTTCGGAGCCCAACTATCTCACGAACTTCGATGTGAATTACGAGGATGCCGGGTATCTCGGCGCGAAGTTCATGCAGGGGATTGTGATTGATGCGGATACGGGAGGCGCGACCAAGCAACTCGATGTGGAGTTCGAAGATGGGCAGGTGGAGACCTTCTTCATCAATCACACGAAGCGGATGGGACGTGCGTATAGCTTCCGATTCCCAGTGCCCGCGAATAAGATCCGCCTCTTGCCAAGGGATGGCTCTCCGGGATGGCTCTATGGCGTGCGGTGGGTCTGGGAGCCTCATCCCGAATCCGCCGCGAATTGGCAGACCCAATTCACCTCCCTCGGCATGAAGGGCTATGGACACATCCGAGATGGATATGTCCCTCTCGAATCCTTCTCCGAGGTATACCACTGTGTCCGCACCGATAACGATGCGTATGCGATCGCGATCCCTTCGACCAACGGGGAGTATCGCCGGGTGTACGTTGTGTATCGCGCGATTAAGAGCAAGCGATGGGAGTTTCAGACAACCTCTCTTCTCCCTGTAGATACCCCCATCCTCTATACCGCAACCTTCGATCAATAGGAGTTCATTATGTCCCGACGAATTACTGAGACCTTCGACCCTGCTGATTTCCTCATCTTTTCGACGCAGGGGAGTTCACAGATCGCTTCTCCCCCAGTCCCGCTCCTCGACTTCGAGACCGTGATGAACACCTCTAACGGAGGCACGGCATCGCTCATCGTGTTGAGTGATTTTCCGGGGGAGGTGTATGGGGGGTTCTTCTTCAGACACCAAGGGGCGGCGGGGAATGTGTACACCACGACCACTCTCATTACCTTCAAGATGGATGCGAATCTGTTGGGGACAATAAGAGTGAACACCGCCAATACGAAACTGGAACTCCTGGTGAATGGCGTGGTGCAAGCGGTGGGCACGCACAACATCCAGCTTAACATCAACTACCATGTCCAGTTCCGATATCTCATTGGGCTCGCTGGGGAGTTCGAAGCTCGTCTCGATGAGGATCTCGATATCCTCACGTTCAGCGGGGATACACGGGGCGCTGGGACCACTTATGTGAATCGCTTCGAATTTCCCTCTGCGTCCTCCGGGAACTATATCGAATCGCTCTACATCAACGATACCGATGGGGCGGAGAACAACGGGTACGATGGAGTTGTGCGCATGAAGTCCTTCGTGCCCACCGCTGATGGGTTCTGGGCCGATTGGCTGCTCTCTACTGGGGCACAGGGCTTCGCACTCATTGATGAGACTCCGAATGATGGGGACTCAACTTATGTCTATTCGAATGTGAATGGAGACAAATCGAGCTTTGTATGCCCCGGACATGGCTTGCTTGCGCCCTCCGAGATCATGGCGGTGTCTGCTCGGTGGGTCGTGCGGAAGGTGAGTAATGGCCGCCTGCGCCCCTTCTTCCGAATTAACGGTGTCGATTACCCGATCGCGGCGGCGAGCGTGCCGATTGGGGTTGGGTATGGCGTGGTCCTCGATCGCCGCACTGCGAATCCCGATACCTCCCTCCCGTGGGAGCTGGGCGATACGATCGATAGCTTCGGGCTGGAATCGGTATTGTAAGGATTTCATAAATGGCCGCACCGGGCGCTGTCCTCCAAATCTGTGCGATCGTCTCGTATCATCAGGGCTTCGCGAATCCGAACAATACTCCGAATATTGGTGTGTATGCGCTCGTCGATCCCACTGATGCACTCTCCGCCGGCATCCGGATGCGCGTGGAACGATGCACAGGTGCGTTATGCAGCGGATTTGTGTTCGTCGGGAACTCGACGGGAGTGCAGTTCGCGTCCTCTCCAGATCCGCAGGCTGAATTCATCAACAGCGGCGTCTACGGAACCATCTATCGCTTTCGCGTGCGGATGGAGAATAACGATGGCAATGGTCCGTACAGCGCCGAGATCCAGATCGATACCACAACCAACAATGCCTCTGCATGTGACACGGGGACTATAGCGGATCTAGCGGATGAGACACGCAGTACGGGGCTAAGAGAGGTTGTCGAATCGGAACTCACGGAGGTTCATGCAACGGGGCTTCGTGAGGGCGTGGAGTGGGAACTCTCTGAGGATCGCATTACAGGTCTTCGTGAGATGTTCGAATCCACACTCTCACAGGCTCAGGCAACTGGATTACGCATTGTTATCGAATACCTCGAATCTGCCGCGATCGATCTCCTGGTTGAGAAATCGAATAACAACGCGACCCCGTTTCCCGGCGACTTCGTAACGTGGACGGTGGTCGTCACAAACACCACAGCGGTTGATGCGACGAACGTGCTGCTCAGTGATCTCGTCCCGGACTTCGTGTTCTTCAGCTCATATACGGCTTCGCAGGGAACCTACGACCCGGTTGAAGGTGTGTGGAGCGTCGGGGATCTCGACGCGGGACTCTCCGCGACGATCGATATCGTGGTACTGGTGGGGCTCATTGGGCCGAACCCCGGCGATGAAGAGGTGTGTAACGTCGCGATCGCCACTGCCGACCAGCCGGAGGTTGACGACTCGAATAACGTGGATGTGGATTGCATCGTCGTGCA